TCGCCAAGACGCGAGCCTGGGCGCCAGCAGCCAAGGCGTCGGCGTACAAATCGGCTGTGGAGCCATCGCCAATGTCGAGGGTGTTGGTCGTGCCAGCGTCGAAAGCGGTGGTCACGTCGACGGTGATCTGAAAGATCTGGCTGTTAGCAGGCAGCGTTGCAACCACAGTGGTGCTGCCGTCTGCGCCAAAAACGACGTTGCCGCTTTGGGCCATGAGGACGAAACCAACGTTCGCCTTGTCTTCACCAACGGTGGTGCCGGTGGTGTGCTTGATCGTGCCAGCCTTGATGGGGCCAGAGAAGGTCGTGGTAGCCATGGGGAATCTCCTGTCGTGGCTAAGGTCGGCTCCGGTCTGGAGCCGTCAGGGATCAAGCTCTTTTATACGCTTATTCTCCCCAAATAAAAAGGGCGCCCGAAGGCGCCCTTGATCTCTCAGAGAGAGGAGGTGCTTACGCACCCTCAGAGCCGTAAATGCCTCGGAAGTCGGACCAACCGAAGCTGTAGCGCTCGCGGGCGCGGAAACGCATGTTGCCGGTGTTGAAGTCGGCGTCCATGCTGGTTTCCATCGGGGTGCGCTGGAACATCTTCAGACCTTCACCCATCTCAGTCACGCTGGTCAGGATGAAGAACGCATCGGGATCCGTGAGGTAATGGTTCACGGTGTAACCACCGGGAAGCACACCCGTGTTCCGGATTGCGTTGATGTCGTTGTCAGCCGTGCCCGAACGCAGGGTGGACTCAAGGATCCGGTCAGCAACGAAGGTCAGCTGCGGCGGAACCACCAGCTTGGTTGCTTGGACAGAGATCGTGAGACCACGGTCGTCGGTGAAGGTGGAGATGTCAATGAGAGCATCCTCAAGGGAGGTCTCGTTGAGATCCGCCATCGTCGTTGCACGGTTGGCCAGCGTGCCGCCACCAGCCAGCGGGTGAGAGGTGTTGATCAGAGACACACCGTCGCCGCCGGTATAGGAGGAGCTAAAGGCGTTGTTCAGAATGTCAGCGCCAAGCACTTCCTTGGTGTTGGCCATGGAGCGAGCCAGGGCCTTGGTGTAACGCTTGCCGAGAGAGTCGTAGAGATTATCCTCAATCGCCTCGGAGGTGAGGGCGAAGGCGAGGGCAATCGTCTGGTGCGTATACCGAGCGGTATAGCTCTCAGAAGCGTTGTCGTAGGTGACCGACTGACCTTCGCTCTTGACCGGAGCGGTGCCAAAGCCGGTGATCAGGACTTCCTCTTCGAAAGCACGCTGAGAATCTTCCATTGCGAAGATCTCCTCGTACTCACGGGAGTAGGAGTCGTAGCTGAGACCAAAGAGGCTGTTGAGTCCAGGCTCCAGCTCTTTAGCCAGTTGGGCGCGTGAGATAGCCATTGACTAAGCCTCCTTATGCTAGACCGGCAGACTTAACACCTGCGATGTGGTTTTGAATGACCACCATCACATTAGTGTTAGCGCTTGCTACGTCGTCGTTGTCGGGATCCTGCGAGATGTCGATTGCCTTGAGCGGGAGAGTCGTGGTGGTTGCACCAGTCGTCACGTCCAACTCCATGTTGGAGCGGCCACTCTTAACGTCACCAGTGGTGGCGTTATCGACGATGTCGAAGTTCCCAAAGAGGTCAGCCACCGGGAAGGCAGCGTCGGCTTGGACTTCGAACACCACATTGGGATCGTCAATGACGAACGCAATGATGTCGGAAGCAGCAATCGAACCGGGATAGTAGTTCTTGAAAACCGTCTCGCCGGTCGTCGGGTCGGTGTACTGGCAACCATTGAACACGCCAACAACGGGAACCGTGCTGGAAGCGGCTGCGCGCTCCACACCACCGCCCGTCACTTGCTTGACGAGGTCACCTTGGAAGATCTTACCTGAGTACCCGCTTGCAATCCGGTAACGGCTTTGACCCCCAGAGAAGGGGGCGCCACCCATCATGCGAGCAGGACGCAGTCCAAAAGCAGCGTCTTTATTCGCCATGTTTATGGCCTCCTAAACGATTTAGTTTCGTCCAAAAGTCACTCGGGTGTCGCGCTGGGGGTCATACTTAACGTAACGGCCATCAGCTCGGGTTTCGTTGAAAATGTTGTTATCCAACGATTCCTTTGCTTGTTGGTTGCGGTTCTCGTAGTAAGCACGCCGCTCCTCGACCGTTTCGTTAGGAATCTTTGCCAGCAGCAGACCCTCGTTGTAGATCACGCCTTCATGCCTGCCGTTGTCCATGGTGGGAAGCTGCCACTCCGGAGGAAGATCGGTGCCACGCACCAACTCCCAACCTTCGCGCACACGGCGAGAAACGTTTGACCGATCCTCGCTTCCCAGCATCGACTCCCGAATCCACCTGTAGGTATAACCAGGGGGCGGAGGCGGGGTTTCTAGCTTACGCACTGGGCGCCACGGTTGTCTGCGAGCGTTTTTAGCGTGAGTCTCGGAATCACGCGATGCACGGGTGTTTTTCTCAATGGTCATTGTCAGATTGCCTCTCTAGCTGCGATTCGTTGTTTTTCCTGCGCCACCCTCTTTAGCCAAGCCTCCTCGGAAAGATTGTGGGGCTTCAAACGCCGCAAACGCTCCAACTCCGACTTTGTGAAAGTCACGCCGCGCTTATTCGGTGTTTTTTGTCGACTGCCAACGGCAGCGGAGGCAACCCTTTGCACCTTGGGTTTATCCTCACCTTGCTCGACATTCCGAACCGGAGTCGCCTCCGATTCGAAACTAGGATAGGCGCGATAAACACGCTTGTCCAATTCTTGATAATACTCGTCTGAGTCCGCTTCGTAACCCTCATTCAACAAATTGAAGTGGGTGAAGTAAGCCAGCTGAGTTGCCGCCAAGGAGTCCGGATCCTCGGTATTCCCATACCAGGGATTGCGCTCATGCCAAGAAAGCGCCTCATTGGTGGGCTTGATCTCTTCCTGCGCAGGCTGCTCTTGATATTGCTGGGGTGCAGCCTGTTGATATTGCTGATACTGCTCCTGGGGAGCCGCCGCTGCGGGGGGAGCCTGCCGCGACTTGGCTACGCGCAGCTTCTCCTTCTGGATCGCGATCTCATTCTTGAGCGTGTCAGCCTTGCTCATGAGATCCGCATCACCAGACTTCACCGCCTTGCGATAAATCTCGTCGACCTGCTGCTCTTTGGCCTGAAGAGATTCCTCTTCCTTGTCGAGCATGGCGCGCTGGTAGTGAACCGTCTGCTGCCGGTACTGGGCCAGCTCCTGCTCTTTCTGCATCGCAATGGCTTCAAGGCGAGCGGCCCGCTCCTCCGCCTCCCGGCTCTTTGCGTTCAGCTTGTTGATGCGACGGCTGACTTGCTTGGTGTAGCGCTCCAGCTCGTCCTCAGAAGACGCCTTAGACTCTTCACCCTCCGGTGGATCGTCGGTGACGTTGATCTCAAAATCTTCAGGTTCTGAATTTAGGTTTTCAACGCTCATCGGAAACTCACTATGTCATCGGGGTTTAGGATGGTGCCAATGACCTCATCATCATTGATGATCCGCACCTCGGCTCCATCTTCCAGCTTGAACCGGGCACCGGAATAGCGGCCAATCAAGACTCAATCTCCTTGCTTACACCAAGGCTTGTGTCCGAACTTGGCCGTCTCCGCATAGCACAAAGGCCCCATCTTCACGACGTAAGCCACAACCGTGGCCAACGCCTCGTGATCTAGTGTGTCCTTGGTCAGGTGAATCCCGCCTTTGGTGGTTCCCTTCCCCGCGTAGGGCAGCACTAGCATGCGCCAGCCGCTAGGGCTGGGCATCCTTTCCAGAGCACTTTTGTTCAGCAGCGTAGGATCTAAAACCCTATCCTCTGCTGAAACGTAAGCACTCTCAACCGTTAGCTCACTCACCGCGCCTCCTTCATGTGGTTGATGATCTCCTCTTCAACCAAGTCTAGCGCACGCAGCTCACCTTGCAAATATTTATAGGTTTCCATATCTTTCAAGTTGCCTGCCATAAGCAGGTTGGAGATATAGGCACGCCTCTCGTCAATCAACTGACGCAACTTCCCCGCTAAGTCGAAGTGCTCCATCACATTTCCAGATCGTGATGATCCAAGCCCTTCGTAGCTGCGCCGGTTCCGCGAGTCTTAACCACCAACACCTTGGTCTTGGCAGCACCGCGACCCTTCACCTCGCCGCCCTTCTTGTAGCTGCGGGCTTCTTCCAGGGCGATGGCCACGGCTTGCTTCTGCGGCTTTCCTTCCTTACGAAGCATCGAAATGTTCTCCGAGATCGTCTCTTGGCTCTTGCCTTTCTTCAGCGGCATAGTCCGCCTCCTTCTTGGGTGCCGCCTTGCGACGGCGGCGCTTGGGTTTAACCGGCGCGGCCTCTTCGACCAGCGCCTCCTTTTCCGGTTCAGTCAAAACCACTGCAGCGGGCTCAGGCTCAACGCCTGCAATGCGGGCCAGCTTTGCTTCAAGGCGCTCTAGGTAAGCCTGATGCTTCTTGGCTTTCTCTTCGGCGGCGCGTGCAAACTCTTTCTGCTCCGATTCCCGAAGCAAGGCTTTCTCTTTACGAAGGAGCGCTCGACGCTCCAGTTGCATTGAGCTAGGCAAAGTCACCTCCAAATTTCGCTTGCAGCTCCAGCAGCTTCAACCGGGCTTGCTGCTCCAGTCGTTCACGGGAGATCTGCGTCTTGTCATCGGCATTCTCGGAATTGAGCCGTAGCCGCTCGCGAGCCAGCTCGTTCTCCAGCAGCTTCTCCTGCATGCGCTGATCTTGCTTGGCGACAAACTGCGCATTGTCAGCCTCAAGCTCACGCTCGCGCAGCTCGGTTTCCTTCTCGCGGATCCGAACCAGCGGATCTTCCTGCGAGCCCTGGCCAATGCTGAGCATCAGCTCCTGCGTCATCTGGGCAAGGATCGGCGAAGAAAACTGCTCAATCATCATCTGCATCTGGCTTTGCATCTGCATCATCTGATCGGGCGGGATCTGTCCAGCCTGAGCCATGAGCTGATCGATCTGCTGCTGCATCTCAGGCGGCAGCTGCTCCTGCGCCATCTGACCGGCCAAGAACTGCAGGTGCTGCATCATGTGGCTGATGATGAGCGACTGCAGCTGCGGGTTGGTCTACACCACCTCGGTGAGGAACAGGTTCCGGTGCGCCTCAATGTGAGCGCGGTGGTTCTGCTGCTCAAAGGCTTGGGCAGGCTGACCAATCAGCAGCCCCGCGTTCTCCAAACCAGCGTCCACCGGCATGGGCGGCTGCGGTTGGGGCGGGGGCTGAAGCAGGGAGTCAATGTCATCAACCCCAAGGGCTGCGTACATCCGGCGATAGGCTTCATAAATGCCCTGGGGGCCATGGATCTGAGGATTCGATTGCACCAGCTGCATCAGCTCCTGAGCCATGGTGATCCGCTGGCTCTGGGAGAAGATGTTGGGATCCGAAACCGGGATCACGTCCACTCGGCCATCAAAGTCCGCTTGCATGACCTCGGAGGGACCGCTGCCGGTCTGGTAGGGATAAACCGGCGGCAAGTATTCGGCAAAGACGCGGGCCAGAGCTTGGAACTCTAACCGCTGGCTGTAATGAAGGCGCTTGTGGATTGCCGACATCACTTTGGTGCCGCGCTCAAGAAGCGCAACGGTCGTGCCCACGGGCATCGCTTGGTTCATGTCGCCGATGTTTGTGTCGGCAATGCTGGCAAAGCGCTTACCAGAATCCACAAGCAGACCAAGGAGTTGCATGAGAACGTTCGACGGCTCCTTAATTGGGAGCGGGATCATGTTCTCTTTCAGCGAACCACCAGTGGTGTCGATGTCGCGGAACTCGCCGGGCTTGATGGGCGTCTTGTCGTCCAAGATCCGCATGCCTCGGGCCTTGAAGCCAGAGGGCAGGTTGGCAAGCGTACCGGCATCAATGAGCTGGCGGAGGATCGAAGTCGATGCCTTGGCAAGGCTCCCAATCATGTGCGAAAGGCCGAGGCCATAGAAGCCGAGGCCGGGAAGGAACTTGAACTGCACAAAATAGTTGATCTTGCGCTTGCCCGGATCGGCTTCGTTCCAGTTGCGGCGGATCGAAAGCACCTGCTGCGATCCCTCATCAATGGTGATGATGTAGGGCAGCTTCAGCCCCGTGGGCTCACCGTCCTCCCCCTTATCTTCGAAGCCGGGAAGATCCAAGATCGTATGCACCTCAAAGACCGTGTGGTCTCGGCGCTCGCGGTAGCTGGGGGATTGGCCCTCAATCTCGTCAATCTGCTCTTGAATGTCGTCGCTGTGGTAGGCGCCCCCATCCTTGATGTCCACGTCGGCGTAAAAGCCAGAAAGCTGCAGCTTGCGGATCTCGTTGCGGGACATGGAAAGGACGTGGGTCACGCGCTCGGCAGAGAAGAGATCTGACGCCTCGTAGGGCACCACCAAATCTTCCGGAGCGATGAACTTGGAGACTGCGCGGCCCAGAGCCGTGTCGTAGTACACTTTCTTGAAGGTGGAACCGGCGAGGGGCAGATAGAACAGCATCATGTCGAGTTCTGGGTCGAACTCCTCCATGACGTTCATAATGTAGAAGTTCATGAAGTCTTGAACGCGCTCTGCCTGAGCCTCAACATCCGCAGTGCGGGCACCAATGATCTCGGTCTTGACCGGACCCTTGGCCGGGAGCAGCTCCTTGTAAGCCTGCGCTTGGAACTGGGT